GGCGGCAATAGTTTATAATTGTACAAGTGGTAAACTTTTAATCTTATGACACCAAAAAATACAGACGGGCCCGAAAAAAGACCCGCAAGGTCGGGGCGTTCAGACGCTACATACGAAAAAGCGATCCGCGAGAACGGTGGGAACATCACAGCCACCGCGGCGGCCCTCGGTATTTCTCGCGGCGCATTTTATGTCCGGCTAAACAAATCTCAACATCTGAAGGAGGTTCTCGAAGAAGTTCGGAACGAGGTGGTGGACATGGCTGAAGACGGCCTGCGCGCGCAGGTTGCCCAACAAAACATGACCGCCATTATTTGGACACTAAAAGCACACAAAGAGGCCAAACGGCGCGGGTGGGGCGAGCGCCACGAGCTGGGCGGGCCGGACGGCGGGCCGGTGGTTCACGAACACAAGGGGCAGACGCATGGAGATGTTGAGCATCTCGCGGCCGTCCTCGCCACGCTGGTCGGAGTTGGTGCGGTCGCACTACCCGACGCTACAGCCGGCGCTGACGCCACGGATGACGAGCTACATCCCGCATAGACCGACGCCGAAGCAGCAGGCGTTTCTAATGCTCGGCTGCCTGGAAGCGCTCTATGGCGGCGCGGCCGGCGGCGGCAAGTCGGACGCTCTGCTCATGGCGGCGCTGCAATACGTGGACGTGCCCGGCTACGCGGCGCTACTGCTGCGGCGGACGTATGCCGACCTGGCCTTGCCCGGTGCGCTGATGGACAGGGCCGCGGAGTGGCTGAGCGGCACGGATGCTAAATGGAATGGGCAGGAAAAGTCATGGTCATTCCCCAGCGGGGGGACGATCACCTTCGGTTACATGGCGACTGACGCGGACAAGTATCGCTATCAATCGGCCGAATTCCAGTTCATCGGCTGGGACGAGTTGACGCAATTCCCGTCTGACCCCTATCTCTACATGTTCAGCCGCTTGCGCCGTCTGGCGGGCTTCGATGTGCCGCTGCGAATGCGTGCGGCGTCTAATCCGGGCGGCATGGGCCACGGCTGGGTATACGAGCGGTTCATGCCCGATCTGACGCCGGAAGCGGCCGAGCATCGGCGCAACACCGGGCGCATCTTCGTGCCGGCCAAGCTGGGCGAGAATCCCTACATCGACCAGGAAGCCTACCGGCGCGGGCTGGCCGAGTTGGACGACATCACCCGCCGCCAGTTGGAAGATGGCCTATGGGTGACCGACCCGGCGGCGCGGCCGTTCGACCGCGAGTGGTGGCGCGGTGTCAATCGCTACGAAAGTACGGCCGGGGCGCGGATTGTCGGCCGCTATCACTCCTATGACACGGCGACCAAGACCGGCCAGCACAACGCCTATACCGCGCTGGTGGTGGGTGAAGTGACGGCCGATTACCGGCTCATCATCCGCGACGTGTGGCAGGACAAGCTCATGGTTCCCCACCTGGCCGACAAGGTGCGCGACCATGCCATAGCGGGCAACCGCGACGACAGCTTGCGGGCGGTCATCATCGAGGACATGTCCAGCGGTACGGGCATTGTGCAGACGCTAGGGTTGGGCAACGACTGGCTTTCGCGGCTGCTGGTTCCCTTTCGCCCGGCCAACTACGGCGACAAGGTGCAGCGGGCGCAACAGGCGGCGCTATGGTGCAAGCGCGGCTGCATCCTGTTGCCGCAA